GGTATGCTTCAACTGGTTTTTCTTTTTGATATTTCTATCTGTTGTTTTATTCATAGTGTCTATTATACTAGAGTTGAAAAGAAATGTCAAGCATATACTGAAATTAATTTATTTTAAATAAACGCTTGACAACATCTAAAAAGTACTGTATAATCGCATATGTAGATGCGTGAGAGACCATTAAGCTCCTTAGAGTTTAATGAAACTTCTTAGAGTCTATTTTATGACCACCTATCACATTACCACCTTCTTCATCCCATTCAAGTAGTTCTTCATCTTCTTCATCGGCGATTTCTAATATTCTATCTATATCATCAGCACTCAATGCTGGTCTGATTTTAGCATCACTCGCTTCAACTTTAGCAAGAACAACTTCATAGTAATGTGCTAAGTCAACAGACGCTAAAGTGATAACTACTACTTTGTCTTTTGCAATTACAAACTCTATATCGTCAGTAAATGGTATCCATTTTGATAAAGTTGTATCTTCTTTTAGGCCTTCATTTGTCATACGAGGTATCGTTACTAACTCTAAAGGGTTAATAATTCTCATATGTTCATCATCAACAGAGATAGTTCCCATCAATAGACTTCCGTCCATTAACTTAGCTAATCTGTAATCAGTAGGGTGAGTAGGTTCGTTTAATGTTTCCATACTTATATTTATCAGTCCTTGAGGTCTATACTATGCATTTCGTAATCGAATTCTTCTTCTGTATAGATATTTATTCGTTCTTGAAAGTGTTTCAAAGTGAAGTTTTCTTTTGACTTCCATGTCATATCATCTGCAATGTCATACAATGTAGCATCTACCTTGTTATCACCAAGTCTTAAACCACGACCAATTGATTGTAGATTTCTTATTCTACTCTTAGACGGACTTGCAAATATAATATTATGTAGATTCTTAATATTGACACCAGTAGAGAATGTGCCATAACTTGCAACAATGATAGCATCTTTTTCTTTCTCAACAATGCCTCGTATTGCTTCTCGTTCATCTGCCTCAACACCACCAAAAATATAAAAGACTTTTCTACCATCAGCAGCCTTCTCTTTTATTATCTCATGTAGATTCTTACCATGTTTCTCAACGAGTTGAAATAACACAAGAGTATTGCCTTGAAGTTTAATTGCAAGGTTACGAATGAAGTTTTGCCTTGACCGACTACTGACAAGATAGTCAATCTCATCTTGATACTTACCTTTTGAAATCGCTTGACAATGTTCAGGTGTATGTTTCAGTATCAAACAACGAACAGTCAGATTTGATAGTTGTTTCTTATCCATTAGTTTTCTAGTTGATGTAACTTTATTGACAGCGCCAAACAAACCCTCTAACACAAGTTTATGTGTCTGAGCGCCGTCAAGTGTACCTGTTAATCCGATTCTATATTTACAGTCTGTCAGTTTAGACATAATCTCACTTAATGACTTTGACTTAAAGAGATGTGCCTCATCACCAAACACAACACCAAACTGGTCAAAGTATGCCTTAGGTAAACGAAACAAACTCTGCCATGTTGATATCAATACTTTCTTATTTGTTTCTTTAGAATGACCACTATACAATCTATGACAATTCTTTTCTACATCCCAACCATACTCTTGAAAGTCAGAATACATTTGTTCTACGAGTGAAGTTGTCGGCACGATTAATAGTATTCGATTGTTTGTATCGTCTTTGATTAGATGTGTGTAGTAGCGAATGAGTGAGTAGATAATAAATGATTTACCACTAGCAGTAGGACTTAATAATAAGGCACGATTAAATTTTAGACTGTGATAGATAGCATCGACCTGATAATCTCTTGCCTCAAACTTCTGACCTAGACTATTAGAAAACTTTTCAACGATATCTCTTGACACATTGTTCTCTATCTCAACACCTTCGCCACAGACAACATTGTATCCTCTTTCTTCTGCGAATGCCTTAATGTATGGGAACAATCCGAAATAGATTTCTTTTGTTTTCTGTGAGAACATTCGTATCTTGCCATCCCACATACGATTGCGAAATGCTGGCATGAACTTATATCCAGGCACATAGAATGTGAAAAACTCAGATAACTCTCGTTGAATACTTTGCTCAGCATCAACCGTCAGATACACTTCGTCTTTCTTTTCCAAGATAAGAGTTTCCATTACTTAAAAGGTTTGCCTAAAAACCAACCTACTAATGACTTTCTGGGACCTTTTGTAACAGGCGCAACTCTGTGCCATAGATGTGAAGGAAATACAATCATTGTGCCTGCTGAAGGTTGGGGTCCAGTAATCATACCGCCTTCGTTTATTAATAATGTCGCACTCACATTCTCAACATTAAGTTTAGGTAATTCTTTTGCACCAGATAGTTCAACAATTTCAAAATCTCCGCCATCATAATCTTCATTTAAAAATAAAGTAAAACTTAATTTTCTTACTAAACCATTTCCATATGCAAATTCTCGTCTGTCATTATGCCAATCGTAGTAATCACCTTCGTTGTAAATTGAATATTGCATAGGTTCACATTTTGACAAATCAAATCCAAAATACTTATTGTTAATAGTATCAATTTGTTGAGTAATTTGTTTTGTAAGTTCTGGCCAAACCAAAGCGTCATTCTTATTAGAATCATCTATCCAAGTAACATTAGAATTTCTAAAAGAAGAACCGTCTGTACGCTTTTGATTTGCAACTTTAAATATTTGTTCTTCACTTCTTTTAATAATTTCTTCTACATCAAAATTTACTTCTTCAACAGCATATGTAGTCATTATAATGCCCCACTTGTAAACCGTGCCCAGTCGATAGCGTTTTTGATTATAAAGTTTCGTGTGTTTATACTTCGCAATAACTGTTCAAGATAGTTTACTACTTGTCGTAGATACGCTTCTTTCTGGTCTGCTTTTTGTAGTTCTTCGTCTGAGTCCATATAGATATGAACATCTGCCTTGAGTATCTTTAAGTCGAATGGTTTCTCTTGATACACGGATGCATCAGATTTACCTGTGTAGTATTCCCACTTATGTCGTTTGAGTGCTTTTTGTTCGTACTCTGCCTTCTTTAAAAGCAAACAGAACTTATTGTAGTGTTGTAGGTATTTGTTGTGAAGTATCGGTATGTTTATTGATTCTGTGCCTAAGTCAGTATCATCTATTTTTAAATCTCTGTCAGCTGATTGTTGTAATTCTTCTAGTGTCATAATTTATTTACTCGGTGATATATTAAAAGATATTGATATTCTTTCTTCAGTTTTATTCATATTTGATTCTACATAATGTTTTAACCAACTTGGGAACAAGTATAGAATATTTTCAATTGCTGGAGCTTCTACTTTACTAGTGTTAAACTGATTATATTCTTCGGGTGCATTTACATCGCCAGGAAGAGCTTGAAAAGAATTATAATAAAAACCTAATTCGTCAACTGCTGGGTGTTGAAAAACAATATTACCAGCACTACTTGGAGTTTTAATATAATATACACCTGATATAGCAGAACCTGGGTGATTGTGAACTCTATTTGAATCTTTGTATGAATTAGTATTCATCCATATAGATTCTATTTTTTGAGTAACTTTTTTGTTAAGAAACTGTTGAGCAAATATATTTGCATTTGATTCTATTTCTTTAATGAGTGGGTCTAAAAGACCTTTATGTGGTAAGATAAAGTTTGATTGATACCCACCATTATTACTTTTTTGTTCGCCTTCTTTATTTTTTTGTTGATGTTTTTTACAGAAGTGTTGTAAATTTTTAACATCTAAATTAAGTTCAGCCGTATATATTGGAACTGAGAATTCACTTTTTAGATATCGTTTTGGTCGAGCAGATTTTGTTTGATATGAAGCCATTATTTATCCATTATGTATAGTTATAGTATATTAATTATATCAGACCTAGTCTGATGTGTCAAGCGTTACAGTTGTACTATTTCATAATACATGTAACTAAAATCTACTGCTGTAGATAGGTAATTCACATCACTCGCCTGCACATCATATGATAATGCACCAAGAGATGTTGGAAATATGTTGTGAAATCTTATTTCTGTTACGGCAATGTTCTTACTGTTTAAAACTGTTAATGTTGCGTCTGAATACATGCCACTTTCTGGCAGAGGGTCTGCTGTTGCTTGACCTGTTATAGCGTTACTTGATGATGTACCAGGAAATCTATCACTAGATGTTGCCCTCAAATTTGCAAATTGAGTATGGTCCTGCGGCGCACCTAGACCTATTATCCAGTCGTGTATTTCTTTATAGTTTTCTAAATTCTCATCTACAAGAAATGATATTGCCAAATCTTGATAATTAACTTTATCGCCTGGAAATGGTATAGATTTTAATGAGGTTTCTATATCTGCTACGCCTAACCCGATGCCAGGAATGTTTGCAGTCTGACAAAAGAATTCTACTTTTGGCAGTTTAGAACATTTGAATCTAAACTGTATAGGACTTGCATAGTCCATAATAGAAGGTTGTCTAGTTTGTACATTTACATCTGTCATTAGTTATTCACCGGTGCATTAGCACGCCATTGATAACACGACCAATATCTTGCACTTGTCTTATCTTTTGCAGTATCACATTTGTGTCTTGCACGAAACGATTTTCTACGAGCAGGGTCATCTCTTTTGATTGACAGACCTGTCGTATCACCGAATGATACTTTTTTAATTCTATCGCCATCTTTGACATAAACATAAAACTTCTTACTACCACCTCGTATCGGGTCATTCAGTTTAACTGTTTTACCTTGATACTCAGCCTCTGTAATAACTAAGTCTTGATATTGTTCTTCACAGATACAATCGATTTCTTCTACTTGTTTAAATGATTTCATACTAATATTTATAATAGTTATAAAAGGCGGTTTGACCCGCCTTAATAGATATTACTTCACCCGACCAGCTTCAACAAATGTATATAGTTCATTTGCAGTTTTTAGTATCTCACTAGTAGTTGGGTAAGTAGGTGGTGTAGTGGTTGACATAAGCGCCCCTGTATCAGGATGCCTTTCGCAAGACATATCCCATACACCAAACTCATTATTGAATTTGTCCATTACTCTATTTTGAGCCATACTGAGTATATCTGTACGAAGCTCATAAGCATTTTTATTTGCCATGTGTTTCTCCTATGTGTGTGTGTTGTAGAATTATTTCTACATTAATATTTATAAGAGTTTTAAAAGACGAAAAAAAAGACACCCGAAGGTGTCTTTCTTTATCTCTACAATGTAGAAAGTAAAATTACATAATATTTGCAACTTTAACTCTACGATAGTATAGATTTTGGTCATCAGCACCTACTGCACCAGATACATCTAGTACACCAGTACCACGAGCCGTTGCAAATGGGTTTTGAACCATTCCGTAACGAGTCTTGAAACCAATTTTTGGTTGGAATGAATCTTGACCAACTGCACGAACCATTTGTAATGGGACATATGGGCAATAGAAAAGACCAGAGTCATAAGGTGAAGTACCTTTATAACCAGCAACATAGAACTGACTTGCAGATACATTCGCAGAATATGGGTCAACATATACTTTGAACTTACCATTAAGAACACCAGCGAAAGTATTACCAGTATCATCAACATTCAAGTTAGTGTTAAGTGCAGGAGCGTAATCTAAAACACCAGCCATTTGAAGCGCAGAAGCGACATCAGCAGAACAGATGATTATGTTACCTTTTCCTCTACGAGTCTGTTGACCAATAGCGTTAGCATCTCTTTCTAGTTGATAAAGTAAACCTTTGAATTTCTCAACTGACCAACGACCGTTTGAGTCTGTGTCTAAGTCGAAAGTTCCAGCAGTTGTAGTATTCACTTGAGCACCCGCTTTAGCGTGACCATAGATAGTACGAACAACTTCACGGTTGATTTCAGCAAGAATCTCAGTTGACAAAATGTTTGCCAATTCAGTTTCAGCGTCTAGACCATGAATCGCTTTAAGGTCTTGTGCAAGTTCCATTGAGTACTCAGCTTTAAGAGCACGAGAACGAGCAGTAACAGTTACTTTATCGATTGAAAATGCCATCTCAGCAAATGCGTTAGTAGAAGCATCACCAAGAGCTTCTGCAGCAGCAGTTGTCATTCCAGAACTTGTAGTATATACAGCACTAGAATCGTTTAGAGTTGCAGGGTTAGTTCCCGATTGAGCATCACCAGATGCACCAGCGTTATCTGTAGTAGCGTTATCAGAAGAAAATTCTGTGTTTGCTTCGTCAAATAATGCTTCAGGGCCGTTTTGCGATAGAAACTTAGATTTCATTGCAAAGATAAGACCAGTAGGTCCTGTCATTGGTTGAACTCCACATACATCATACGCAATAAGGTTAGGCATTGCACGGCGAACTAGTGAAATTAACACAGGATCCCAGTTATCAACACCACCACCAGCAACAGAGTTACCAGGCGCAGCTTCAGTCATGAAACCTCTATCTTCTCTAACTGCTTTTTCTTGGTTCTCAAGAATTACAGTTGTTACAGCACGCTTATAGCTATCACCGATTTTTGGTAAATCTGGATGCTCTAATACTGGCTGCCATTTTTCTTGTAAATTTTCAGTAAGATACATTTATCTCTCCTTGTTATTTATTAATTGTTAATCACCCTTAGACTATTTGAAAGTCGTAAGGTCTTTTGAAATAGCGGCCGTATATGCAGCCATAGCATCGGATGTACCAGCGTCAACAGGTAAATTTTCCGCCACAGAATCGACTTCATCACTTGATGTAGCTTCTTCTATTTTCATTTTAGGGAAGTAAGATTCTTTAATAGTTTCTAACTTCTCTGCAAACTTCTCAGCACTATCGTACTCAACATTTTCAGCCATAGAAGCAAACTTCTCTTTCTCTGTGTCTGCTAAATCTTCAGATACAGAAACAACTAAGCTTTCTCTTTTAGACTCAGAAACATCTTTAGAAAGATTGACATTTTTCTCAATCTGTTCGTTTAGTTTGCTTTCTAAATCTTTGACTTGACCTGTTAAATCGTCTAGTACATTATATTTTTCTTCAGGAACATCAATATAATGCTCTTTGAAAAGTCCTTTAAGTCCAGTAATGAAATCTTCAGCGATTTCGGTACGAATACCTCTTTCAACTGCTAATTCATTCTCTTTCATCCATTCTTCAACAACATAGTTAAGATATGAATCGACTTTCTCGACCATAGCTTCTTTTACTGTTTCAGTTTCAGCAGAAAGTTTTTCTTCAAACTGTACTTCTAAGATTTCTTTGTGTTCTTTGATTCTTGTCTTTACAGCAGTTTCAAATATAGTCGCAGCTTTATCTTTAAATTCTTCAGATAAATCAGCGTCAGATGAAACTAATGCAGCAACATCAGCAGACAAGTCAATTTCTACTTCTTCAGAAGCAGTAGTCGGCTTGTTGTCATTCGGTAAAGAACCATCATTAGCATCTTTTGTTTGTGCATCAGATACTTTTGATACCTTTTTCGCAGCGTTCGGGTTACTATCAGTAGGTTTAACTACTGCTGGTCCCAAATCCTCAGCGTCGTTTGAAAGGTGAGTAGGCTCAGCTGCTTGTGCATCCTTAGTAACTACATTAGGTGCTTCTGCTAAGACTCCTTCTTCTTTAATTTCGGTTTCAGACATTCGGTCTCCTTTATTAAAATTAATTTATTTCATTAATTACAAATATTTATACAAACTA